CTCACCAGGGCGCGGGTCTCGTCCTTGTCGTTGAACCCTGACAGGGTCTCGGAGCCGACGACGCGGTTCTGGAAGATGCGACCCGCGCGGACCATGATGTAGTTGCGGGCGTTCTGCGGCAGCTCGTCAAACGGCAGGAGCCGAACGATGTCCACCGTGACCGGCGAAGCGAACTTGAAGGTGTGCGTCCTGCGATCCCACAGCCGGTTCCCCCGCTGAACAACGTCGTGGGACGGATCAATCGCGTCCACCAAGAGGGTGTTGTTCGGGAGATACACGTCGCCAGGGGCGGGGAACGTCGGGGTGAGGATCACGCCCTTGTCGGTGTTCCAATGCCAGCCTCGGGCTTGGACCTCCCGCATGGTCTCGTTGAGGATTTGACGCGCCATCACCGCGTCGATCACGCCCGTATCCTCGACGGAGTTGACCGGGGCCTCTCCGATAATGGAGAGCATGGTGTTGATGGCGTCCAATTCGGTAGTCAGTAGTAGGCTCATCGGGGTCCTTCTGTGAGTGCAGTGACTGCACCAATGAAAAAAAGGGGAGACCCCGTTAGGAGCCTCCCCTTTGGAAGATGATTACGCAGCCGCGCGAGACAGCTCCACCGCGCACTCGGGGCGGAGGATGCCGTGACCCATCGCGTACTTCGCCACGATGAGGGTGCCCTGACGACCGATCTGGTACTCGCCCTCCACCTGAAGGTCGAGGAGCTTGACCGTGCCGACAGCCGCCGGGGTCATCACGACGCCGATGGTGTTGGCGAAGTCGCCAGCGTACTTGCCGAGAGGACGGGGGCCGACCGTGCCAGCCGCAGCCGCGACGTTAGCGCCGGGGACGTTGTTCGACTTGACGATGGCGATGTCAGCGATGTCGAACACCTTGCCGGTGCGAATGTCGCCGTTGCCCGCCGTGAAGTCGCGGTTGATCGCCTTGTCGTCCAGCACCAGCTTGTAATACTGAGCGGGCTTCAGGACGCAGAAGCGGCCAGCCTCCGGGGCGTCCTTCTCGTCAAGGACCTGGGCCGCAGCGAAGAAGGAGTTGATGAGAGCGCCGTTGGCGTTCGTGACGATGTCCGCGCCAGCGTTGAGCGTGGTGCCACCGGGCGAACCGTCCACGGTGCCCGCAGCGCGAGCCGCGAGGATGGCCGTCTGAAGGACGTTCTTGTCGGCGGTACGGGCGAGCGAGGAGCCACACTCGGAGGTGTAGATCGAACGCACGTCGTAGTGGTTCTTGGCCTCGTCAATCTGGGCGATGAAGACCGGCGACACGAGGAGGTCGTCAATCGTGATGACGCGCTCGCCGTGCTTGATGGTCTGGCCCTGAAGCTCGGAGCCGGGGACGTGGTAGAAGCTATCCGCCTTCCAGGTGGCCGGGAACTGAGCGGACTTGCCCTGCGAGATGGTACGGACGTAGTGACGCTCCATCATCACGTTCGTCTCGGTGAAGGAGGTCAGAACCTCGCCCGAGAACTGCTTGAGGAAGAGAGCGTCGTCGGCACCCGTGCCGTTGACCATACCAAGGCGGGACGGAGAAATATCAGACATTTACCTGTGTTGTCCTGTGAGTGTTGTGAAGAAGTTGTTAGGCTCCCCCGAACTACTCACCGCTGCCGCAAGGTTGTCCTCCGCAGAGGGCCAAGTGTTGCGAGTGATTGATCGAAGTGACACCTGAAGTGCCCCTCTAAAAAGAGGCGGCGCTATGCTTCACAGGACAGGCATGAGGGTTTGGGGGAGGCGTTAACCTCCCCCGTCAGGAACTAACCTGACCCCTCCAAGTCCCCGAGGGGATTACTGCTTGACGAGACGGCGGTTCAGAATACCCGCCGCGAACTCGATGACCCGATAAGCCTTCGCCACAACGGCGTCGTCCTTCGGGGTAGGCGTGAGGTTCACGATGGCGACGGCCAGAGCGTGAACGGCGATGACAACCTCAAAGTAAGCCGTGAGGTTCACACCGAGGATAAGATCGAGCATCCGTTCTCCCAATGATTAGAAGAAAGTGGAGGCACCAAGTCGTTGCGTGACTTGTGCCCGGTAAGCCTCGTCCTTCTTGTAACGAGGATCGCGCATAGCCTCGACCATCTCATGACGAGAGGCGAAGCCAGCCGTTGCATTACCCGGCTCCGACCCGTTGATGAGACGGGGCTCGCGGCCATTGGCGGCAACGTATTTGGCGTGGAGGCCGAGGACGGCGAAGCGGAGGGCATCCACCGGGGCCGTGTCGATGACGCGGTTGAAGGCGTCCAGCTCGGCCTTCGGCAGATTGGCCTTCGCCCAAAGGGTGACCTTGGCGAACTCCTTCGCGCCACCGACTTCCTTGAAGACCTCTTCGGCCTGCTTCTCGGCTAGGGCTTCCTGGCCGCGAATGTAGTCGTTGACGAAGTCGCGCGAGTAGCCCGCCTGCTGAAGCTTGGCGTAACTATCATCGGACAGCTTGCCCCCGTTCTTGTCATACTCGGCCTGGAAGTCTGCAATGTTCAGGCCAGCACGGGTGAGGCCATCGGTTACTGCCTGCTCCTGGGCGGGAGCGGGGTTTGCCGGGGCCGGGTTATTCGGCTGCTGCGACTGACCAAGCTTGCTCTCAAGCTCGGCATAGGACTTGGCAAGGTCCTCCGGGGAAGCGAACTTCTCGGGGAGCCAAGAGGGGCGTTCGGCGGCGGGGGCCGGGTTAGAGGGAGCCGAGTTGGACGGGGCCGCGTTGGAAGCCGGGTTGGGGTTCCCGGCCTCCGGCGCGTTCGGTCCAGGCACCTCTGCGGGCATGTGGACAGTGACGGTCATGTAGCCTTAGTGGTCGATGCGGACGATGCCCCATAGGCGACCCTGATCGGGCTCCTTGGGGGGTGAAGGGGACGCAGGCGGGGTCGCCTTCGGTGCAGTGACTGCACTCGTAGGTTCCTCGACGGGGGCCTGCGGGGTCTCTCTAGGGTCTTTGACGGTTGGCTTACGCGCCACCGGGGGTCTCCTGATTTAGGCCCGCCCTCATGACTTCGGGACCAAGCTTCTCAAGCATCTGCTGCTGTCGAGCCTGGGCCTGCTCTTGCTGAAGCTCCTCGTCGGACTTGATGATGTCCGAGGTGTCGATGCTGAGAGCCACGCCCGCCCGCTGGATCAGCTTTCCAGGCTTGCCAAAGGAGGCGAGGGCCTGGGGTCCGATGAGCGAGTTGACGACGTTGGCGAACATCATGAGGCGGTTGAGGTCGTGCCCGCGCCCGAGGGCTTCCATGCCCGTGATGATCGAGGGCTTGACGAGGTCCTGCGGAAGCGACGGGAGCTTGCCGTCCTGCTCCATCTGGAACATGAGGCGACGGACGTAGGGGAGTTGGAACTCCTGGGCGAGGATCGAATAGACGCCACCAAGGGCATCCTCTAGCTCGCTCGCCATGACCCGGATTTCCTCGGCGGTCACCCGCTCGGCGTCACGCTGAACGGACGAGGTGAGGAGGAACGCCTGGGCCAGCCGGATTTCCGTCCGCTGGATCGTCTCTAGGGCCACCCGGAAGTCGTTATACTTCTCGACCTGAAGGACGCCGATGTCCTCCTTATTGCCCGACCTAACGGCGCAATTCGGAGCCTCGGTGATCGTCCGCTCTTGGGTGATCCCGTTCGGGTTGACGAGGAAGAGAACCTTCGCCGCCGCTGCCGTGCCCTCAACGATAGCTCGCTGAAGACCCTCGGTCGTGCGGAGGTCACCGATGTATTCCTCGACGTGGCCGCGACCATAATCCTCCCCGTCGATCTTCGCCCAACGGAGGAAGAGGAACGGGGTCTTGTCGATGGGCCACTCGCCGTCAGAGCCGGGAACCTTGTTGTTCTTGGCTTCCTGATGGACGAGGTACTTGTCGCCCTTGCGCTTGATCCAGGTGTAGAGGTCGATGCTGTCCTGCACGCCTCGGGAGGTCTCCCCTAGCTTCTTCTGAAGCTCCTCGGGGAGGGCGAGCGGAGACACCTTCTCATGGATGATCGCCTCGATGACGTTCCCCGAAGGGTCACGCTTCACCACATACTTGTCGAGACGATAGACCCGAAGGCCACCTCCCGGCTGCACATAGGCGGCGACGTTGCCAGCCACTAGGAGCTGCTTGATCGCCTCGAAGGCTGAGACGCGGGTAGCGCCGGTTTCGATTTGGGTTTGGACTGCCCGCTCAATCTGACCAAGCGCCTTCTCCACCTCGGTCCTCATCTGATCGGAGCCAGTGAGTTCCTGAAGGGCGAAGTCGTCCAGCATCAGCCGGAAGAACGCTTGGTTAGGGGGCATAAGGGCGAGTAGGAGCTTGGACGAGAGGTTGTTTACGCCTCGGGCTCCCATGCCCTGAAAGGGTGTGGGTAGGTCGTTTGAGCCGCCATGTCCCTGCCTCGGCATGAGGGAGGGGATGGTCAGCGCGGCGCAATCCCTAGCCCGTTCAAGGTAGGGACTGCGGAGCGTCGAGAGCTGCGTGTAACGACCCGCCGCAGTGGAGGCAGGCTTCAAGCTCGTTAGCCTCGGGGTACGTTGAGGCCGGTGTTACCCGCCGTCTGCGGAGCGTTGAGGTCGATGCGAAGGGCGGCTCGGCCACGCTTGCGGCTATCGACGCCCGACTGATCGTCGCCCCCGGTCTGCACCATACCGGCACCTTCGGAGGCACCCATAGGCGTCGGACGGGACGCGAGCTTCATCATCTCTTCGTTCTGCTGACGGACGTACTCCGCCTGCTGCCGACTGAACTCCATCTCCTTCTGACGGAGGGCGGTAGCCTCGGCGTGCATACGCCGCTGCTCCTCCATGTGAGCGTCGGCCTGCTGGCGGGCGAGTGCGGCCTGCTGTTCCTGCGCGGCGATGGCCTGTCGGGTGGCCTTATTTGAAGTCTTGCACAAGTCGATTGTCCCCTAGAATGTTCTCGGATTGACGACGAAGTTCCTCAATGAGGAACCGGACAACCTCGCGCTGACCGACCCTTATCCAAATGTCACGGTCGGACCATTTGGGGTCAGGGCAGCGTTCGGGGAACCGCTTGTCGAGGGCTTCCACCAACTCAGGGGACAGCGGAGGAATGGGAGGTAGGGCCATGAGTGTTCACCCCCCTCAGTGAAACCAAGGGGGGTCCTTTCATTTGGCTTTAGGTGGAACCTAATTGGTGCAGTGACTGCACTTAGCGGATCGGGCAGGCCCCGGTGGCGCACCCGTCCTCCGACAGCTCCTCAAAGGAGTTGCCAGCGTTGATGTCCACAGGCTTCAGGCCCGCGACGTAGTCACGGAAGACACCCTCGGTCACCACTTCCTGCGGGAGGTAGGGGTAGCCAAGGTCAGCCGCCGTCTTGGTCGGGTCGTTGCGGTAGATGAAGCTGACGCCAACGTAGCTGTCCCAATTCCGGTCGATCCAGTCGATGATGTCCTCCACCTCATCGGGGGAATAGCTCACCGTGATCGAACAGTTGTGGTCAACGTAGTTGTCCATCAGGACCTTGTACCGCTCAAGCTGCGTCACCGCGCTCTCGGTGTTAACCTCGACCTTGACCAGCTCACCATTGCGCTCAACCAGAACCTCATCGAACTCAACGTCAGAG